AGATCCATAGCGTTGTGGAGTTCCCGCCATTGGCGCGATAACATTGATTTTGTCAGGAAATCTATTTTCAGCCTCCTTCTTAGAAATATACTCTTGGCACCAGACAAACTGAGCATCACTCATGTCAGGCGACCTAAAGTAAGGATCTACTAGGAAGGCATTATATTCCCAGACCTTTGTGCGCAACGTCCCTTGTGCCTGGTCATCACCAGTATAATCTAGGTAGGGCTGTAGGAGTACCATGCCTGAGACACAGGCGAGTTCTTTTGCTTTGGATTTCTGCTCATGAATGTCACCCGCATTGCAGACGTGGGTCATTAAGGTGGTGTAGTCGTCGGTGGTTTGAGGGTCGGCACCTTCAGTGGGAACATAGGTGAAGTTTTTACGGTGTTGGCGCTCATAGCCCGTGATCATGTTTACGGGCTGTTGTATAATATTGAAGTAGTACTGTTGGTACGACGTCGTGGGCGAAAAGTTGAAGTATCTATTAACGAAAGTTTGTGCCGTCTGTTACTTTTGTGACCACTTTCGTGGCGGGGTGACCTCTTCGGATCTCCCTCTCTATGTTACCATAGAGTTCAGACTATCGCTTCCTATTGCTAGGTCTCCTCATTTAGTCGTTCAGGCTGCTTTCGCTTGCCCCTTGTCTTCCCATAGGGAGGTCCAAGTCAATTAGAGGAGATTTAAACAGGCCCCGTACCTCAAGCCTGCATAGAAAAGGGTATCAATATTTGACTGATTCCAGCGCACTCCACTTTTCTATTAACAGTCCCGCTTTTAAAAAAAAGACTGTTCGATCGGTTGAAATTTCGAATAAAGATTATCAAGCCACTGTCTTACATTACCCTGATTAGGTTCCAGAGCATTGTTCCAAGGTGGATAATAAAAAGAAATGTCGCCCTCCTCGCGTTAAAACTTTCACCGCGATGACGGGTCGCTTACGTCTATTCTCTCAATAAAACATGTTATATTTTAAGGCAAGCGATTTACTTCATAACCATATTGCTTTAAGAATTCGATGTAATAGGCGATTCTATCCTCAACTCTTTGGCCGGGTGGTTGTCCCCTATTCCAAAGTTCAAGATTTTCTATTCGATTATCAGTTCGCACACCGTTCTTATGATGTACCGTTTCTCCCTTAAAAAGAGGTCTACCTAGGTGTTCAGACATAACAAAGATATGCTCTCTTATACGTCCCTTTGCATCCATTTGATTTGGATGCCCCTTTTTAGTGATAGTTTTGTATCCCTGAGCATCTATATTGCCCTCACCATTTTTCTTTTTTTTAAACGGAGAATCTAAGGGAATTCCGTTTACTTCCCTATAATGGATCTTGCCCTTTTCGTTATATTTTTGCGGATTTTTCCAATAGCTTTTTCTAACTCTCTCATTACAAAGTTCTCTATTTTTTTCTCTGTATTCTTTTTGGTAAGTATTAAATTTTTCTTTATGATTTTGAATGTACTTTTTGGCTGTTTCTTTTTTTCGACAAGCTTTGCAGGCATCTTTTTTAGCTTTGATGCTTAAAATCTCATCGCAGGAAATGCATTTTTTTGACATACAACCTCCGTAGTTGATCCGAATGAAAGCAAGCCAAGCGGTCGGAAACCGCCTTTCGGGTGCCCCCTAGGCTTACGAATATTATAACACAAATACTAATTATCCAATAGGCCAGTCGTCTTTAAAGTCTTCAGATAAAACCTTAATCATATGTAAATAGTCTTCATAAACTTCACCATGAGCCAATGCTATATTTCGAAGCATTCCCAAAAGAATCATAGCTCCTTCTGCGTGATTTATTTCATTTTCATTGAAAATATCAGTAATTTTCTCGATAAATTCATCAATGAGATCTTCATTAAGAGGAGCTGGTTCCATCTCTGACTCCATTATAAATAGCTCTATAGCAATCTCCAGACCCAATATAAAGAGCATCATATGTTCCATTTCGAATAGCCTCTAAAAAAGGCTCTCGAATAATGACACCGGTAAGTCCATCTCCACTTTCTGTCATGGTGAGAATTGCATCTTTAACACCATTTCGAATCGACTCTAAAAATTCTTCTTTTGTTATTTCTGGCAAATTCATTAAAACCTTCTTGTTCCTGGATTAAATCTTCCTGACATATATTGCTCTCCGCCACCGGTATCCTTATAAGGTGTATAGGTTGGCACCTTATGTGTGTATAGGGCGTACCGGGCAGCGTCGACAGCGTGATCGTTTACCTTTAGTGGCTTATCTTCCCCCTTCTTAGCAGCGCTCGGGTCCCAGACGTATCCTTCTATCTCTCTAATAATATTGGTGCAGTTTTCGCAAACTAACAGGGTGCCGTTATGCATTTCACTGGCCATATGGTTAATGCCATCAACGACTTCATTCTCAGCATCTATAACCGTCATCCCCATTCTCCTGAGTTCTAACTTGAAAGAAGCAGCAGAAGGATCAACATAAATACCCTTAACATCATAGTCTCCCAAGAAATCCCGCACATCTTTAGCATACTCCAAGTTAGTCTTCTGCCTCCCCTTCTTAACGCTATCCCAGTAATATTCCTTCTCTACCCAAAGAGACTTACCAATTTGCTGCCTAACACCAGTAGATACGCCAATAAGAACACAGGCGAAGCTGTTATTAGTCCCATAGTCAATACCAGCAATCCAATACTCAGCAGCGCGAGGGGGCCGTTTAACAACGTGTATCTTCCTATCGAAAAAATCGAAAATAGCACCCTCAGCCATACACCATAAGCCAAGATAGTTCCTCTTATAGAATATCCCGGAAGCGGAATCTCGCAGTCTATTTTTATACTCTTGTGGGACATAGGGATTATCCTCTAGGGTAAAGTGTAGCTGGTAGTAATTGGGATCACCCTCAATAGCCTTATCAATCCATCCCTTAACCTTGTGCGATGGATGGGAAGGGTTCATCGAGGCGAAGGCTATAGAGTGGGGTTGGGAAAGGCGAGAGTCGATCATGTCAATGATGCTTTCGGGATATAAAGTGATCTCGTCGCAATAGGTCACTGAGTGGGTGTCACCCTGAAAGTTACCGATGGCGCCCTCATCCTTTGCTCCCAATACGGTTATTGTTTTATCGGCAAAGAAGAGCTTCTTACCCGACCAAGTACAATAAGGACGAAACATTGCCAGCTCGGTACTTTCCATTATCAGACGCACTACGTTTCTATAGGCAGTATCAAAAGTGTGCCCTACTATATAGATCTTGCTGTCTGGGCATTTCCAAGCTGCATGGAGGAAGGCGAAGGTGGTGCAAACGGTCTTGCCAGTCCTGACGGAGCCATGAGCCATATTCCACTTGGCGGTGCAGTTCTTTATAAATTCTAGTTGCTTGGGAGAGAATGGTTCTTGCATACTAACAGCTTATGAGAAATCGCGCTAAATGTAAACTTTGTAATTCAATTATCGAAAGCTTCCATTCCTTTGACTTCGTTCAATGCACCTGTAAGGAGATCTTTGTTGACGCCGGCGAGGGTCTCCGTTGCGGGGCTAAGAACTGGGATAACTTTCTCCGGGTTGACGAAGAGGGTAAAGAATTCGCCCCTTATGTAAAAGAGATAGCAGAAGAACCTCCTAAAAAAGACAAGCCGACAAAGGAAGAGGCTCTAGAAGCTCTAAGCGAGTTGATAAACAGCTATGACAACCTCCCCGCTGAAGCGCTATATGCCCCGGTCAATCACTCTGACATGAAAACGATTCTATCTGTTTTTCAATTTATCCTTAGCACGTGACGTCACATTTATTTTCCTGACCTATTTACATAAATAGTCCGATATTGCATTGGCATGATTTAACAAAAGGTAAGTCATGTCATACCAACCCGGACAAAATCTTTACAGTCAGAATGGCGGTATCTATCCAGAGAACGTCGAAATCCCAGTAATTGCCAACAGAGCACCCACTTCTTCGGACTGGATGTACCCAATCGGGAAGAGATGGGATTACCTTAATAACGCAGAGTATATCCTTCTTGGATTGACAACTTCAGCGGGTATTACAACAGCTACATGGGCACTTTCCACTAAATCTACAGGTGTCGTAGCCGAAGTGACCACTTCAGACTCAGTTATCGTCCTTCCAGACTCCAATGGCAACATTAACGTCCTTGGTACAGGAAGCATTACAACCGTTGGAACTACCAACACAGCCACTGTAGAGCTTACAGGTCTTACTAACCACGCTGTTCTAGTCGGCGCAGGCACCGCCACTATCACTAAGCTAGCAGTTGGTACCACAGGTCAAGTTCTTACTGGCGCAACAGGCGCCGATCCCGCTTTCCAAGCCATCGGTTTTGGATCAGGTCTTACTGCTCACGGCGTTGTTATCGCTGAAGGTGCTTCGGCCTTTGCAGCTACTACGGCAGGTACTAACGGACAGGTGCTTCTTGGCTCAACAGGTGCAGATCCAGCTTTCGGTACATTGACCACTTCTACAGGCATCAAGTTCACTACAGGTGCGGCAGCTCTAGCTATCGACGTTCAACACAATGGCTTTAACATTAATACACCTTCAACTGGTGGAACAATTGCCGTTCAGAACGCCTATAACGTAACTCAAGCAGCCCAAACCTCCTTTGCTCTGCCAACTACAGCAGCGGTAGGTGATACCTTCATTATCACATCTGCTACAGGTAACACCTCTGGATGGATCATTACACAGGCTGCATCTCAAGAGATCTGGGCTAACACTAGCCATACAACTAACGGAGCAACAGGAACACTTGCAGGAGCTATTCACTGCTCAGTCGTTCTAATGTGCACAGTGGCAAACCTTGAGTTTACCGTCATCGGGGGAAGCGGTCTAACAGGATTAACATTTACCTAAGAGGAATACATGATTAAGCAAAAATTAACGCTAGAACAGATCATTGGCGAGAAAGTCTTTCACATGGTGTTAGACAATGACAGCCCAACGTCATCCATTAAGGAAGCATTGGGTAAGTTTATGAGTCTTATTCTTGGAATTGAAGAAGAGGCGAAAAAGAAAGCCGAAGCAGCTCAACCACCGGCAGCTCCTGTAGCTCCAGTAGAAGCCCCGGCAGAACAACCAAAGGCACCCGATGGCAACGTCATTTGAAACCCTTAGATCGTTAGTTTATAGCTCGATTACAAACTCAGGCTATGCTGCTATAGGAACACCGCTATCGAACGGGAGTCACGCTTTCCGTTTAACCAATGCCACTGATGGAGACATGTTCTTTTCGCTTGATGGAGTAAATGCTAACTTCTTCCTTCCGGCGGGAACATCTCTTGTGTATGACGTCCAGACAAACACCCAAAGAACCAACCCCTTTTTAGTTGCTCAGGGAACACAGTTCTGGGCTAAGTACACCGGGACAGCACCCACAAAGAACAGTGTTTACTTAGAAACAATGTATTCAACCGTACCGGCGTTTTAATGAATGATGAGGAAGCAATACTTAACAGGCTAAAGCAAAACCAAGCCTATAACGACCATATTGTTTCTCAGCAGGCATCCATCATTAAGCAGTTCGATAAGGTGGATGACCTTGAAAATCACGTCTCCCAATTAAATGATCAAGTAAGACTCCTAACAGCTCATCATGAATCGTTGAAGAACAACTATAGTGATGAGCTTGTTAAAGCTTATATAGCTAAAGACTATTTGTATAAATCGGTTGTTAAACTAGATTCTAGTGTTAATGAAATTACACAAGCCATTTGTGATTGTGATGTATTTCTAAAATGCAAGTTGACTGATTTAGATAAATATATAGACCGTATTTATAAAGAGCTTGAAGAGTTCAAGGCTCGCTGGCTCAAAGAGCTGGTCGACCTTGATAATGATCTAGCCAAGTACAAGCAAGATATGGCCAATCAGCTCAAGGATGGCTTAGCCGATAATCTGAAGCAGATCCCTGAGACTCCACCTAATATACAAGACCTGAAAGATACCGTTACCCATAAGATGCGGGTGTTTGAGATTGAGGTAGCTAAAGCAGTAGATAAAGCCAACCATGCAGAGATGCTTTACAAAGTGGTTGAAAAGAGGACTCGTCAATGAGCCATTTTGAAGTACTTGATGTTATAGCGGCTCACCCAGAGATCCCTACATCATTCGTTACTGACTCTGGAACAGCTGTTCCGGTTGCAAATACGCTTAATATTTTTGGCGGAACTGACATAACCACCTCTGGAGCTGGAAATACAGTCACGATATCTTTTACTGGGGCTATAGGAGTTGAAACTCTTACAGGTGATGACTCTGTCGTAGTTACCCCTTTAGCTGGTAACATCAATCTTTTTGGTAATGTTGTCGCTAACGCCACCCATGCTAAAGCCGTTTTTGTTGAATCTCCAGTTGCTCATGAAGAGCGGATAGATGTTCAGCTCGCGGCAGCTATAGTGGCTACAGATGTCACTAAGGTTGGTCTAGCTGCTTTTAACAGCGCTCAATTTACAGTAGATGCAAACGGATTTGTGAGCACAAATGGTGCTTCTATTCCTGAAACTCTTACAGGAAATAGCGGGGGTGCCGTCGGACCGACAGCGGGGAATATTAACACGGTCGGTACAGGTTCAATTACAATTGCAGGAAACCCCGGAACAAGCACACTTACAACACAGCTTACAGGGTTAACTCAATATAACGTCCTCGTTGGGCAAGGATCTACAACCATTGGATTGATAGTTCCAAATACATCTGGATATGTACTCACCTCTAATGGCGGTGCAGCATATCCAACCTTTCAGGCAGTATCGGCTTCGGGGGCTATTATAACTATAGATGGTGATAGTGGTTCAATTTCACCGTCTGCTGGAGTGGTTACCATTTATGCCAATAATGCTTCTCTAGGAGCGGGGCAATCTGTAGAATTTATTAATTCTGGAACCATATCTACTCTGCAAGTTACTGACTCAAATCATAACACAATAATAGGATCAGGAGCGGGAAAATTAGGACAAGCTTATCTAGAATGTACCGCTTTAGGATATCAAGCGGGCGCTTCTATGACAAGCGGTTCCCAACAGACGCTAATTGGATATCAGGCTGGTACACTAAGCACAACTGGCACAAACACACTAATTGGAGCATTTGCCGGATCTGGAACAGTAACAGGTAATAACTTTGTAGCTATAGGTTACAATGCTCTTGTTGGAAGTTTAACTGGTGCAAATATAATTTCTATAGGTCAAAGTTCTGGAGGAAATTACATTTCATCCGAATCCAATAATATCGTTATCGGTTCAAATGGTATTACTTCAGAATCTAACGCAATTCATATTGGCACGCAAGGTTCAGGAGCAGCGCAACAAAATAAATGTTACATAGCTGGTATCGTTGGTGTAACAGTATCAAATACCGAGATGGTGACAATCAATTCTGCAACTGGACAATTGGGCGTTGCTTCAATACCTTCAGGAAATATCTCAATTACAGGTGATTCAGGAGGTGCACTTACTGGATCTTCGTTCACGTTTACAGGTGGTACAACAGGTCTAACCTTTGCTGGATCTGGCACAACGGAGACATTAGGCGGTACTTTAATCGTAAGCAATGGCGGTACAGGCGTAGCAACGATGACAACAGCCTATGCCCCAGTATGTGCAGGTACGACAGCTACAGGCGCCTTACAGGTTGCATCTACAGGGCTTTCTACGAGTGGTTATGTCCTCACTTCAACGGGATCGGGATCTCTTCCTACTTTCCAAGCCGTCCCCTCTTCTTCTATAACCTGGACAGACCAAGCGATCAGCTTTGCAGCAGCTAAATCTAATGGGTATTTTTGCACGGCAGCACTTACAGCGACCTTACCAGCCTCTCCCTCTGAAGGTGATACAATCTCTTTTATATGCACTACCACCGCCATAGTCTTAAGGGCTAACACTGGTCAGACTATTGAACTTTCCACTTCGGTTTCCACATCCGCAGGTACAGCTACAAACGTAGCAGCTGGTGACGCCATTACTTTAGTATATAGGACTACTGGGACAAAGTGGTGGGGATTAAACTCAGTGGGATCATGGACGATGGCGTGATATGGTCGGAACAAACAATGCTCTAAATATCAGTTCTCAAGGCACAGTATATTTCGACGGGAACGGCACATTCTCAGAAATTGATGGTTCTACGGCAGGATTCCTCCTTACTTCAAATGGAACCGGAACAGCACCCTCTTTTCAAACAATTTCTGGTTCTGGCATATTGACTTTAAATGGAGATAGCGGTTCAGTTTCTGCATCATCTATATATGTTGCAGCTGGTCAAGCAACAGCTTTTTGTGGATCTTCGGTTGAATTTGTTAATTCAGGAACTACATCAACACTTAATGTAACAGATTCTCATAATAGTACCATATTAGGATATTTAGCTGGTGAATTCATTCCATCAGGATCAAGTAATGTTGGGCTAGGTTATTTTTCATATCAAAATTTGTCAACAGGAAATTTTAATACTGGTATAGGATATTCTAGTTTAAGAGCCATTAGCACTCTTTCTAATAATGTTGGAATAGGTTCTAATACAAATTTACAAACTGATCATTCAAATAATGCAGCAATTGGTTATTTTGCCAATAGTACTTTATCTGGAAATAGTTCAATATCATTAAACCAAAGATCAGGAGTTGCTAATAGCCTAATTATAGGGTCAGCAACAGGATCTTCCACTCAACAATTAAATAAAACTTATATATATGGTGTTAATGGAAATACTATTTCAAATCCTGTTCTAATAACAATAAATTCAACAACAAGCCAATTAGGAGTACAAGCTCTTACTCAATATAATGTATTAACAGGAGGGGCTACAAATGCTGTTAACTTTCAAGCTCCCAGTACGGCTGGTTTTGTCCTCACCTCTAACGGTGCAGCAGCACAGCCAACATTTAAACTCGGAGCATATGGAACTCGTGTAGCAACTGTTTTTGGAAAATCAGCATCTCCCGCAGGAACAACATCGACAGCAGCTTTTGTCATGATGGGATTGGGTTCTACATGGGCAATTACTCCTAAAAATTATACTAAGGTTAAAGCTGTAATTACTGGTCAAATGACTAATGGGACAACTGGAGATGGTGTTGCTTTAAAAATATCTTTCGGAACAGGCGCAGCGCCAGCCAATGCAGCAGCAGCTACAGGTACAGTTGTAGGAAATGCGCTGCAAAAATGGACAGCTTTAACTGGTTTGCTTACAAATGGCGTGCCATTTAAAAAAACGGTGATTATAACTGGTTTGACTGCTGGAACAGCCTACTGGATTGATCTCCAATTAGAGGCAATTACAGGAGGAACAGCGAGTGTTAAAAATTTAGATTTTTCGGCTCAGGAGCTACAGTACTGATATGGTAGGAACAAACAATGCAGCAAATATTTCCTCTCAAGGAACTGTATATTTTAATGGAACTGGCACCTTTTCTGGTGTGGATGGATCAACAAGCGGAAAGGTTCTTACAAGCAACGGAACAGGACTAGCACCCTCTTTTCAAACCATAGCAGCTGGTATCACAACAATAAATGGTGATTCGGGATCAATAACTGGATCGACCGTTACTATTTATGCAAACAATGCGGGAAATATATGCGGTCAATCCGTGCTATTTTCATGTTCTGGTATTGAATCAAGTTTAACGCTAACAAATGCGAACGGTTCAACATATATAGGAAATGGTTCAGGAAATGGATCAGGAACTAATGATGTAGCATTAGGAAAAGGAAATTTAACAAGTTCGACAGCGGGTAATGTTGCAATTGGAACTGGTGCATTAGTTAAAGCAGGTACAGGTAATGTCGGAGTGGGATATCAGGCACTAAATTCTTTTGCTGGAACTTCTGGAAATTATAATATTGCTATAGGATATCAAGCAGGAACAAATTATACAGGTTCAGAGTCTAGCAATATCCTTTTAAACAATCCTGGAGTAGCAGCAGAAAGTAACACGCTTAGAATAGGGGCAGCAACAGGAACTGGAACACAACAAATAAGTACTGTTTTTATATATGGCATCAATGGTGTAACAGCTTCAAATCCAGTTCTTGTAACCATTGATTCTTCCGCTAGTCAACTTGGAACCCAAGCTCTTACACAATATAACGTCCTCAGTGGCGGAGCATCCAATGCCATAAATTTCATAGCCCCTGGAAGTAACACGAACGCAGTTTTGACAAGCAACGGAGCTTCGGCTCAGCCTACTTTCCAAGCTAATATTGTTCCTCGTGTAGCATCTCTTCAAACCTCACCCTCTAACCCCACTGGAACGACATCCACAGCTGCATTCAAGATGATGGGTTTAGGTTCCACGTGGAAACTTACCCCCACAGCTTATACCGTTGTTAGAGTTACGATAGACGGTCAGTGTACAAATAACACCAACGGCGATGGCGTGCAGATCTTAGTAGCCTATGGAACAGGCACAGCACCAGCCAACGCAGCAGCAGCTTCTGGAACCACAGTAGGATCGACAATCACTTGGACAGCTCTAACAAGCCTTTTGACTAACGGGGTTCCATTCGCAAAAGACGTTATCATTACAGGATTAAGTGCTGGAACTGCTTATTGGTTTGATATACAGTTACAAGCTGTAACAGGTGGCACAGCATCAATTTTGAACCTTGAAGTAACAGCACAGGAGCTAACATCATGAGCCAAATTCAACTTATCGTTGCTCAAAGTGGAGGTGGAGGTGGAGTTATTACCATCAACGGCGACACTGGATCAGTTACAGGGTCAACCGTTACTATCTCCGGGGGAACTACCGGACTTACAACAACAGGTTCAGGCACCACTTTAGACATCATCGGCACCTTAGGCATATCTAATGGTGGAACCAATGCGACATCAATGGCTAATACAGACGGTGTGGTTTACTATGATGGAACTCGCTTAGTCACCACAGCAGTGGGTACAGCAACTTATGTCCTCACATCGAATGGGGCTGGATTAGCTCCAACTTTTCAAGCTGCCGGTGGAGGATCAACTCAAGCGCTTTTTCAGGCTTATTTGACTGGAAACCAAACGAATGTGACAGGAGATGGTACAACCTACACAATACAATTTAATACCACTTCTTATAATGTTTCATCTTGTTTTAATACCGGCACATTTACTTTTACAGCGCCTAAAACAGGAAAGTACATTTTTACAGGCGCATGTTACGGTTACGGTTATGGAGGAGGGCATACACAACAAAATATAAATCTGATTTTATCCGGTGGGACATATTATTGTTATACAGTTAATCCTTTTGCAATGTCAGGTAATTCTACATTAGTTTTACCTTGGTCTGTTACTGCACCAATGACATCGGGTGATACAGCAACTGTGACTTTTTTTGCCAACAACAGTACTAAAACTGTAAATTTAGGCGGTGGATCGGCTGGCGCAACCACTTGGTCAGGATCTTACATTTCAGCATAAAAGGAGCATATGACAAACCCCCCAACAAATAACACCACACTCCCTCAAGGGCCGTACTCTTACAACTCAGGTATCACCTCAACCGACCCCTTTATCACGGTCTACTCTCTCCGCAACCCTACGACCTCAGACGTCAACTACCCCGTTCAAAAGCGGTGGATTAACTTCAACACAAGCCCTCCATCCGAGTGGATACTTGAAAGCCTACCGGTGGTTCAAGAGACACAAACGGCCATGTGGAAAGAGCTTGGCGGTGCGGGATCAGGAGACGTTCTAGGCTTCAACGTCCCACTTGGCAGCTCACCTGTATTTCCAGATAGCTCCGGGTTCGTCACCTATACCTCTACCGGTGGCTCTATCGCTATCACCGGCTCTACCAATACAATCAACTGGGATCTCCCCGGCGGTACAGCAGCTGTCCAACGTTTTCAAACAGATGACGGCCTTTTCGAGACACCTACCGGCACCCCAGCAACAATCATCATCCACGGTACAGGTGGCATCACTACTAGTCAGGGTACCGCTCACCAGATCAACATCAACCTAGCAGCAAGCGGAGTTGTTGAGAAGATCACAGGCGATGATAGCGTTGCCGTAACACCCGACTCTTCAGGTAATATTAACCTCCTTGGCTTAGTAGTAGCTAACGGCACCCATGCTAAAGCGGTATATACCGAGTCACCCGTAGCGCATACCGAGAAGATCGACGTGCAGGTCTCGGCAGCTATAGCCTCTACAGACGTCACCAAAGTAGGTCTGGCAGCTTTTAATAACACCCAGTTTTCCGTAGACGCCAATGGTTTCGTTGCCCTAGTTGGTGGAGGGGGAGCCTTCAATTCCATCAACGTGCAAGTATTTACAGGTGCAGGAACATATACTTACTTTCCACATGCCAATCTTGCATATGCTATAGTCGAAGTGATAGGAGCTGGCGGTGGTGGAGGAGGGGTAAGTAGTACAGGAGCAACAACTGTCAATTGTACGGGCGGTGGCGGAGGTGGTGGATATAGCCGTAAGGTCGTTACTGCAGCAGCTATAGGCTCATCTCAAACAGTGACTATAGGAGGTGGTGGATCTGGCGGAAACAATACGGGCTCAAATGGAGCTAACGGTGGAACAAGCTCATTCGGAGCTATCTTAAACGCTTCAGGCGGATCTTATGGACAGGGAAATAGCACAGCATATGCAGTGACTCAGTTTTCTGGTGGATATGGCGGTGTAGGGTCGGGAGGCGATATTAACGCTAATGGGTCAAGCGGAGAATCATCTTTTGGTATTTATACAGCTTCTGGAATAGGTGTTAACAGCGGTAATGGCGGAAGCAGTTTTTATGGAGGCGGAGCAGTTAACCGCACGATAAACACAAGTAATACAACACAAAATGGATATAATGGTAGTAATTACGGAGGCGGTGGCTCGGGTGGAGCAGTAGGCAACTCTACCGCATCAGGAGCAGCCGGTGGAAATGGCTCAGATGGTTTAGTTGTGGTGACAGAGTATATAACTTAATACGCTTATTCATGGGTGTATCCTCGGGGCTCCGCAAGGAGCCCTTTTTCAATGAGGTAACTCAGCAGTGTACTTTTTGAAGAATTCATCGTAGAGATAGTCGTCTTGGTCAATCAGCTCAAAGATATCTACCACGTCCTGATTTATAGCCCTATAGTCTCCCAGCTTCAGGTCGATGAGGTATTTAAGCCCTTTCAGGTGGAGATATCCCAAGTGATTCAGCTCTTGATCGTTACCTAGATAAAGGCGGTAGAACATGAGGTTTCTCTCAAAGTTCTTTTCAAAGCCAGTGAACGACGTCACGGTCATTAAAAACAAAGCAATATTTAACATTTCTTATCCTTGGTCAACTCTTCTTTAATAGCGAGTCCGATTTGGTCGCATTGTTCAATATAACTTTCATAAGGAACGTCCCATATAGCCGATTCAATTACAGGTGGAATAAGGTTCTGCCAGTCGTTATAGAACTTTTCTTCAGCTATCACCATCTTATCTATAAACTCCTGATCCCGATCTATTTTAATTCTGACACCATTCCCTTCCCAATAGGCATAGTATTCCATCTCAGGGACATTACAAACCATCATCTGATGCATCATCTGGCAATGATAATAAGGAGCTATCTCACCCTTCAATGCTTGTTTAAAAGCTGTCTTCCCGCATTTAATCTCGACAATGGCTCTCACTTCAGAACCAATAACGACGGCTCCGTCAAGAGAGGCCATCGCCCAAGGGTGCTCGTCAGATTGCCAAACAGCGGGGCAAAAAAGAAAACCTGTTTCGGTATTAAAGGCATCAAGAGCTAAAGGCTCAAGTGCAGTGCCACGGAGCATCGCTTCATTGGGGGGTGTTTCTTCCTTTAGCCCTGTTAGTTCTTCAAAGAGCTGATAGACGCTCTTATAGGGGTTCATAGCCATGATAGAAGAAGCCATGGTAGCGGTGATCTTTGTTTGCCGGAGAGCCTTCCATTTAGGGCTCCCCTGCTTTATATCAATTCTTCCCATCTTTAATACCCATTAAGATTTCGAACGCTTCTTTGACTTGGACTGGAACCACGCTATTACCCAAGGCTCGCAATCTGTCCACGTGGTGGGAAATCCCATCAGAACACTTACCCATCGTGGACACAACCTCTTGCCAATGCTCTCTGGATTCAAACGGCCAACACTCTGCTGCGTCGTCTCTCCATGCTTCCCCGCTACTACCGATGGAACCGGTGCAAGTATCGGTTTTGTTGCTTGGCTGGCTGTCGGTGTTGCCATTCTGATCTTCACAGCTGCTGGAAGGCAAGGACTCTTCCTCGCTTGAGCTGCCGGCTCGTCTCCCGAATCCTTCCAATCCCTGGCGGACGGTGTTGGCCACATCTGAGGATAAGCCACCTGTTCGTTCAACCTTCCCGATACCTTCCTCCGGCTGTCCCTGTTCTTGCCCCGATGTAGAGCATTCTCCAGGGCTTCCCCCTCTCTCACCGGCAGATGTTCCATGGTGCTTGGCGTGAGCCAATAAGAACCATCTCTCTCTACGATGTAATGCTCCAACGGACGCAGCGGATATAACGCACCATCTACAGTCATACCCCAACGCGGCAATTTCCCTGACCACTTCTGTTCCTCCTCTAGTAGTGATGGCTGGCACGTTTTCCAAGAAGATAAATCGGGGCTTAATTTCGCGACAGAGCCGGACGATCTCATAAAATAGTCCGCTTCGCTCATCTGCCAAGCCTTTTCCAAGTCCTGCAACACTAACCCCTTGGCAAGGAAATCCCCCGAATATGATATCGACACAATTGTTGAGCGGAGATGGAAGTTGTAAACTTTTGATGTCGGTACAGATTGGGGCTTTGTCAATATCTCCAGATTCCATTCTAGAGAGGAGGACTCCTTGACAATATGGGTCGATTTCGCAATAGGCGATTGTTCTAACCCATTGCTCGAGGGCTTTTGAGATTCCCCCAATTCCGCTAAAAAGATCCAACCCATTTAACATCCCCTCTCCTCTTCGGTCGGTATATGATACCGCCATTTAACTTCTTTCATAAAATTAGCTGCTCTGTAATCTATTTGTGTGTAAAAAACATTATATGCAATATGTGACGAACCATATTTATCAACTAGTAAAACATCTACTACTGTACCGGGAAGTGGCCATTCTTTCTCAAGATCAATCCAATCCACTTAACACGCCTGCTCCCCTAAGAACTTAAGCGCTCCCTGCGTCTGCGTCTCGCAAAACTTCTTACCCATCTTGTACTTATCACCCTCGTACTTATCGACGATGATCTTGGCAAAGTTTTCTTGCTTCTCTTTAGGGCACTTGTTTACTAGAGACATGAGTGTATCAACGTCATCTTTAGAAGCTATTGGAGGCTGAGGTGGCATAGGAGTGTCATTGTGACTATCACTTTGATAGGTCGTTTTGACAGGCTTCCTGCCCATAGCTACCTCTCCATCATCGTCGTCGTCTAACACTTCACCTGGCGCAACGCCGGCTATCGAGCTAAGGAAATAACGTCTTAGGTAGGTGATCTGGCTACCGGTCTCCTGCACCTTGACGGTCGGTGTGATAGGGAATGTTGACCTGATCCACTGCCCGGAGGAGTGCATAAGGAGGGTGACAAACACGGGCTTACCATCCTCTACGGTTGCCATCTGCGAGATAGATAGCCCATACTTGGTGAGCGGTCCACGGCAAGCGTCCCAGATAGATGCTAAGGTGGCATACTTGCTTTTAAAGTGAGGGTTGGACTTATCCTCTTCTGCGTTGCCTATCTCTGCTTGTGCCTTGGCTAAAGCTGTAGCTAACTCATTCAGCTGTTCTGATTGGTTCATTTTCCACCTCTTTTAATTTATTAAGTACATCCAATGCAATGTTAAGATCTTTAATATGTAGATCAATTTCTTTTCTTTTCTCTAAAAGAAGGCACGTTGATATGTTATCAACTATATTACGAATTCTCCATTGTATTTTTTCTATTGCCATTTTAATATCTGTCATAAATCCTCTCTCTTAATCTTTCTTCTCTGTCTTGCCGTCTCTCTTCCAGAAGCTCTTCATGATCTTCCTCATCCAGCCACGACGTCTCTTTTTCTTCTTCTTCCTCGTACTCTTGACACTCGCACATAGTTTCTCCAGAGGGGCACGAGGCCCCAGTATTAGTATAGCTCAATAATTTGTCTATTAGAGTAGGTGGTTACTTTACCTCTCTCGTATTGGTGATAAAAATAATCTTTTCCATGCTGGCAGGTTGAATTATAGGTCTCAAGAACGCCGTTTACATAAACCTCTTGATACCCTTTTTGAGGACCATCAAGAGCTGTAAGAATCACTGTGCCGTCTAAATAGGTTGCGGTGTGAAGGGTGGCACCATTCATCTTAGTGCTACCAACATTATAGGTTTCAAAGCGTTGAAACACTGGAGCTTTCGCCTGTAGCTGTAGGAGAGCATTAGGGGCTTCTGTGATATCGTTGAACTCCTCGTCGAGGTTGTCGCCGTAGACACTTCCTAGGGCTAGTAACGAAAGTAGTAATAGTTTTTTCATGTATATCCTCTTTTTCAGTTGCTCGGTGTTTCCGAGTACCTTAAATGTAACATAACGCTACATTTTTGCATAGCCCAAAGTAAATTCTTGTAAAAAATTATAACTTCAAGGTATAACTTTATACGGAGGAAAGATGGAGTTAAAGAAATATCTACACTTAAATTGCCTGTCTCAGGAAGAATTTAGCCATATCCTTAGAGTCCACCGGGTCACCCTCTGCCGGGCTATGAATACCGGTCTATATAGCGAGAGACTGATAACGAGGATAGAAGATGCAACGGGTGGAAAAGTAACAAAAAATGATTTGGAGAAGAAATGAGCGTTGAAATAATTAATTATAAAGAAATGAACAAAGGCCACATGGTGGGCTTCGTTGATGTATATTTACCACGTAGTGGGCTTGAGATACACAACCTGACCTACTTCCGCAAGGACGGGAAGGAGTGGATTTCTATGCCATCTAAAGAGTATACCGACAAAGAGGGGCAGAAAAAATACATGCAGCAGGTGCGCTTCCGGGACAGGAACCACGGCGATGCTTTTGGCCGGGCAGTGATAGAGGCAATTCGAAAGTTTCAGCCAACGCCACCTACACCCAAAGAGCAGATGATGCATGAAGAAGAGGAGCTTCCATTTTAGATGAGTGAGCGTATGACATGGATATCTAAGACGCCACCCATCTATTACCGGAATGGCGACATATGGTTGGAAGAGGGGTCAGGTATACGTTGGTATGCCGATGTGGATATGCAAGGGTGGGTGTATATGGATGCGCCGGGCCGTGCGACAATGGACAACATTCTGATAACGCCCTTTACAAAGAAGTCAAGGGAATTGAAGGGTCTTAAAAAAGAAAACCCTTTCAAGGAATCTCCTTAAATTTGATTATTATGAGTAACTATCATACTAAGATCTGCACTAAATGTAACAGGGTGTTTTCCAAGGAATCCTCAAATCTTGAAACATGTTTTCCCTGTAGTGAATCAATAAGAATGCAGGCAAAGCGGGTGCCTAACAGAATATGCTCTTCATGTAATGAAGGCTTTTATAGCCCCAATGACACCAAGAAATGTGTGCCATGTTGTTCTAAAGGCTATTCCACCCTAAGTAAAAGCGTGCCTGTAATTGATAACTCTAAGGAAAAAGCCAAGAGAAAACCGGTTAAGCCAATACCATATGAGGTTTTAAATAAAAAATGCGAAAAGAAAAGAGTTTATGATAATGATTTCGCCTCACATTTTGTTCGTTGGGGTGGTTTAAGCGACCGCATATAAAAAAGAAAACCCTTTCAAGGAATCTCCTCAAAAGGGTATCTTAAGCTTTTATTAATCCTCGTGGGTAAAGATGACGACTGTAAACGTCTTTACCCATTTACCATCGAAACTGATTCAGGCAGTTACAATTGGATCTCCAATATATCAGATCTGATAATTACCGCCAAGATTAGTTTCCTTAACAAAAGGGAAATTATGATTGAGCCTCTTTTCTTTCTTAATAGAGAGTCTTATGGAATCTATAACCGGCAGATGGTCACCATCACCGGGTCACTTAACACAGCTTGCTTTTTGTCGGAACTTGTAGAGAAGCGCCAATACCACCGGAACCGAGGGGAACTCATAACCCATCCCGAGTATGGGGAGGAGCTTTTCTATCAGACTATTCAAGGCATTGAAGAGAGGCTGGGTCTTACCAAGGATGAGCAGGCTACTTGCGTCAAAAAGCTTGTGAAGCTCGGCTTCATAACCGTCAATGTGTTTGGCGTACCGGCAAGAAGATATTTTAAACTAAACGATGAAGCGATTCTTCAAGCCTACACGGATAGGATGGCCGAATCCAGTTTGCGGAAAACCCGAAACAAGTTTGCGGAAAACCCGAAACTGGATGGCGACATTCCCGAAAACTGGAATGCGGAAAACCCGCAAACTATATATAAGGAAGAAGATACCCAATATAAGAAACCCAAAGAAGATATTTTTAAGGAGAAAAAAACTGGTGAGGATTTTAAAAGAAAAGATTTGAAAGCTTATAGAGAGCATGTGTTCTTAACCGAGGAGGAGTATCTCAAGCTCAAGGAGCTCTATGGCGACTGGCTAGATCGAGGGCTCGACAAGGTGGAGTACCAGAAGGCGGTGAACGGCTCGAAGTACAAGAACGACTACATGGTCTTCAAGCAGGGCGGTTGGGTGCACGACATCTTCCTTCAGGAGAAGAAAACACCTAGCAGCTCTACGGAGGTTCCGGATTGGAAGATTGTTAATGAAAATAAAGATTTCTTTATGGAGTGTAAGCGAGATAATCCCGAAGTAGAGATCTTGCAGACCATGTACTGCACCGGTAACTGGCTTGTCATTCCCGATACAGGCAAAGAGCTTTCGTTGAAGATGGAGCCCTCGGCGTTCAAGAACGCCTTCCTTTCGCTGATCGGGATGGTGCCAGATGAAACTTAAAGGGGGCTTAGGTGCCGACATTCGAAAAGAGGATCACCCAGATCATGCGAAAAATGTAAAATATTTTAAAGAAAACTATGTGGACGCTAATCCTGAAAGGCAAAAGAATATTTATCTTTACATGGCTACCGACGAGATGGTGGCGTGGATTGGATTTTCGGCGCCAAAGGGGAAAGCGATGTATAGCGTGGCACATCCGGTGCCTGTGCATCAGGGATATTATGCCTTTGTAAATGAGTGTAAAGAAGCCTTAGTTAGTGTAAACAATTGGGCTTGGAAAGAAATCAAAACTCTGCAAGACTATGAAAGTAAAAGAAAAAATAAAGAGGAGAAACTATGAAACAACAAGAAAAGAATTTATTAGTAAAGATAGCCAAAGACCTAGTAGAGCTCTACATAACCGGCAGCCTAACGCTCCAAACGCTCAATGAGGTGAAAGAGTCCTTTCAAAAGCTCACCCCGGACGACGAGGAATGGGACAAGATCATGAATGACAACTTCGAAAGCTTCCTTAAACATGTCCATGACGCACATAAAGGCACCAAGGAAGAGCAATCGCCATGCGAGCCATGTCTGGGTAGCCTACTAGACCTAAAAGAGCAGGAAGAGGCATCAGAAAGCGAATGCGAGTTTTCCTACTCTGTTCACTGCAGGGACGGATCAATCTACAACGTGGACGGTAACAGCTCCCGGTTTACACACGATGATGAGTTGTTTGTTTATTTCGATGCAGATAAAAGCCACTGTAAAGCATTCTTCACGGACGTTAAGGCTTACATGGTTGATAAGAACGATTGCTGGGAAGACCTTTAGTGGAGTTCTTCCTACACGTCATAAGCGTCACGCTGGGTATCCTCCTGGCGGACGCCCTCAAACATGCGATGAGCGATGACTAAATTTGGCAACTCAGCAGCTTGGGTAGAGATCGGCGGTAAACGCTTTTACTCCAAAAGCAAAAAAGAGGTAGTCTACGCCAAGATGCTAGAGGCCAAGAAAGTGGCCGGCAAGATCGTGGACTGGGCATATGAGCCCCAAACCTTTTACTTTGAAGGCGAGAAGCGGGGCCCGGTCAACTACAAGCCGGACTATAGCGTCACGGAAAACGATGGGACGGTAACATGGCACGAGGTGAAGGGTTGGATGGATCAGAGGTCTAAAAGTAAAATCAAAAAGTTTAAGAAGTATTTCCCGGAGCTGAAGCTATATGTCAATGGACGATTACAATGAAGAAATGTCAAAGATATTGTCTATTTATAGATGTGATAAGTTTGTTCAATTGATAGAAGATATCTATGAGATAGTAAGGCTTTATAACGTCGATGAGGTGGAAGACTGGGTAGCCGATGTTGTAGGCTGGGAAAACGTAAAAGACATTCGCCTCGCCAGAACTGCGTTCCTGCTCTCGAAGCTAGCCCACCACCACGCCGACACTTTGAAGCGGGTGAAAAGATGCGCACCGGGCTTCCATCAGAAGGCAGAAAAGTTAACTAAAAAGCTTGCTTTAAGTGATGCCTGAGAGCATAATTAAGAGACGTGGAAAAGACTGAAATGACAAATATCCAACTCTTCCTTTTCGGCGTAGCTGCCTTTTGTATCCTCGTCATGGGCTGTATCTTTTTCTCACATGCATACCTAAAAGACAAGGAGTCCCGCAATGCCCCTCAAGAAAGGCAAATCCAAAAAAGTTGTGTCGTCAAACATAAAGACAGAAATGGAACATGGAAAGCCCCAACGCCAAGCTGTCGCCATAGCCATGTCTAAGGCCGGCATGTCAAAAAAAAAGAAGAAGAAATGAACGACCAAACGATTGTTATCGGACGGACTTGTGACAGGTGCAAGAAACCATGCGATTACGTGAGGGAGAGGCAACCTTGGTCTGATGCCTATTGGATATGCCCCGCCTGCGATAGCACTTTTGATATTGAAAGGGAGAGAACAGAGAAATGAACCATCGCCGTTGCACCCACTGCGGATCACCTCACCACCCTCCTACTTACCACACGGAGAAGTATGAAACCAAAGATAAAATCAGCGATAAAGGCTATCCCCAACAATCCAAAAAGTACCCATCAGCACATGAAGCAGCAGATAAAGAAGAAAAAAAGAGATTTCCAAAGGGATATAAAGCCATGAAGAAGGTAGATGCTAAGCTGCCTAAACATGAGCTTGCTGGGAAGAACCTGAAGAGCGGGAAGTTAGAGGTGTCCAAGAGGGTGCCGACCCATCTTAGGAAAGAGGTAGCGTTTCATGAGAAGGTCGAGTCTGATAAACTGAGAGGTAAAAAATGATAATCCCATACGGCGAGTACCTCCTCGTTAAGGTGCTAGAAAAGCCAAAGAAGCATAGCTTTATAATGGTGGAAGAAGAGCAAGAGCCTATTGTTAGGTGCGAGCTCCTCGATGAGGGGTACAAGGTTGCTTCAACCCTAGTCCCTAATAAGAATATTCTTTATTTTAGAAGATATGAGCTGCGGGACTGTGTAGACAAAGAGAAAAAGATTTACCTAGTTAAAGAAGAATGCTTACTAGGATATGAGGCTAAAGATGGACGAGAAGATGCGCAAGCAAGTGGGGAAGCCACTAAAGAAAGCGGAGAAGTTGGTTAAGCGGGCGGAGAAAAACAACGCTAAGCTTGCAGACTACGATGAAAAGGTAAGGGACCCTATTATAGACAAAGCTAAAAAGGCGGGGATCAGTGTCAAAGGTAAGAAAAAAACCGCTGTCAGAAAATGAACGGCAAAAGTTAATCGCTCAGTCTAATAAAAACTTCATGGAGCGAAAGCCACCCAAACCGGCATGGAAGAAAACTCCCTGGTGGTTTGAGAAGCACTTAGAGAAAAGAGGTCTTATATAGTCCTGCGCCCGTGGACTTGAAAGTGACGGGCATTAAAAAGGAGAGGTTGCCCTCTCCCCAACTAATCAGATTTATATATGAAACTGAGAGTATCTTACTCAGTGACATCTTTCTTTTCAAGCCTCTCGAAATATTCCTCAAAACATTTAGTAAGAAGAGCATTGCGGGTTACCCCCTCATCCAACGCCTGCTTAGAGATCTTGTACCACATAGGCCATTTCACCCTAACCAAGATGTTCTTATCATTCTTACATAGCTCTTTATCGGGCTTCTTCATTCGATCCTTTCCTTACGTCTATAGTTGTAAATCTCAATGAAAAGATTGTAGAAGCTCTCTTTGTTAGAGCACTTCTTAAACCTATCCATCAGTAGCTCCAGGTTTTTCCGGAAATGATCATAGTCAAAATCCTCCCTAAGGAAAAGGGTAAGAAGAGGTTTCTGGAAACAAAAAGACTTAAAAATCGTAGATTTATGTTCGATAAATGATCTTAGATCTATCAAGGCTTTTGTGTCGGCCAGTTTATCCAAAGCGACTACTAGAGTTTTTTCCTCCTCGGGTGTCATAAACTTATAGAGGCCGTCCTTAAATTTGTTATCCTTTTGATCCCTCATCTTTAGGACTAGAGTTACATCCACGTTGTGCTTCTTGCAGAAAGCATCTAGCCTCCTATAGTCCTCGTTGCCTTGCGATACAAAATAGTTAACGTAGTCTGCGGATAGCCATGCTTTTCTAGCGGAGTTAAGGGTACCTATAAGGTTGCTCCCTCCCTTGTCGGCTATCATATAGTAGATAGGTACGTTTAGGGCCTTGGCTGCAAATAATCGGTGTTGTCCGTCAATCACGAAAAAATCTCTGTCGACCAAAATTGGACATAGGTGTAAGAGGTTGTTCTTCTTGATCTCTCTAACCAGTGTTTTTACATGGCTGTCAAATACTCTACGGTTGCCTTCAAAAAAGTGAAAGCTTTCGTAGTCTGTAGTGCTTTCTATTTTAGTCATGGTTTTTTCTCCTCTTGTTGTTTAAGTAAACTTTCAAGTCTATATTTTATTCCTTGTAGCGATGGGATACCCCCATAATCCGCTGACATTTCAACGCTAGTATCAAAATGGTTTAGGGCAAAATTCATTGTCCTAGGATCATCTTTCCAACACTCGCGGATAAGATCTCTAACTAGGTCGATTAGGTCGCCGTTTTCTTGGATCAAGTTATTTATAATGGTATAGTACTCTTTCTTATTCATGTGGTTTCTCCTTTGTAGGTTTTTTCCATGTAGCGACATAGGGCGTCAAATTGTGAATTATCCAGGTTTATAAATTTACATAGCGTCATGAAAAATACTGCAATGTGGGAAAGTGTATCCTCTGGAGATATGTTTCTACTTGAAAACAAGTCTCTTAGAGCCTGATCCACTTCGTTATATTCACTATCAATATCTTTCTCATCCATTGGTTTCTCCTCTGTGATAACACCCATAGCGTTATCAATGTTTTCTAGCTCTTTTAAAAATAGATTGCGTATCCTATCACTTTCGATGTATGGGAGAGCCTCTACCAAGAGATAGAGACTCATTGCAATCTGTGTTGTAGCTTCTTCTTTATTCTTCATTTTGTACCTCCTTTAAGGGAAAAAATTCATACCAAGGGCGTGAATAGTCTTCATATTGTTTAAGAAAATCACGCTTCAATTTGCTAATATAACGCCTCATAATCTTTTCAAAAGTTTTAGGCGTTGCCGTAATAGTAGATCCCGATTCCCAGCATATTTGAGAGCCAAGGGTGCCGTCATGTATTGTATTGTCATATATGGATTTACCATATAGCCCATAATGCTTGGTTTCTTCGTCATCGGTATTTGGCAGAAAGGTTACAGAGACACCGTAACATTCTCCATCTTCTCGACAACCCCAGCATGTTGTATAGATTTTTCTTTTCATTGCGTACCTCCTAAATAACGTAAATTAATGTATAGCCCAATTCATGAAGATAGTCTAAGCGAGGTATTTTATAGCAATGACTGTATGTCATGGTGTCACTGCTAAAGTTTGCTAGCCAATAGCCTAATGGGGGCTTGAAGTCTTTTGGGAACCCCTCTTTTGTAGGTGGCTCTAGTTGTTCCTCGCAATGATCAGTGATCTTGTGTCCATCTATGATAGCGCCACTAATTGCAGAGGCAAATTTATCGTATCCGTGCCCCCCAGCCTTGCCTTTGTGTACTAGTTTATAGTTGTCGTATACCTCTACTGAAACAACACCTGATTTACTGTAATGGGTTAAGACTTTACCCAAATACTTGCCATCTTTAAGGATTACGATGGCTGAAACGTTTGTTCTGTCTCTCATTAATTTCATTTTGTACCTCCTAAATTTAAAATGCTTCTATATCATCGGGATTTTCCCAGTCGCATGCTTCTGATTTGTCAACGGCACTCCAATCCACATTGTCCCATATTAGATTGTAGGCGTTGCCCTCATCGTCCTCAACGCACGCCTGATAATATTTCATAGAAAAGGCACAACCGTGAATCTCTTTGATATATGGATCTTCGATAAGCTTGTATGTTTTGCCTTGAAAGTCTACTGTTTGGTAGTAGTCTTCGGGATCAGGGTATTTCATTTTGTACCTCCTTAAGTGTTAATCGTAGCCCACCTGATAGGCGAGCTAGGGTAAGACTTAAGCGTTATAGTCTTCGCGATATTGGGTAATCGCCTCTTCGTAATCTTCGCAAATTATACCTCCTACTGCGTCTTCTATTACCCATTGATTACAACATTCACATTTTTTTGATCTTTCGACCAAGTAGGAACCTATTTGATATCTTTCAAATTTAGATATGTAATCGTTTTTTTCTTCTTCGGGAAAATCAAGATCGTTTAGAAATTGCCAAAAACCTTCACCATCATCATAAACTGTATAAAGTTTGTTGTTGATTATTTGTCTATGTAGTGGTTGTTCCATCTTGTACCTCCTATTTTGTTATTGATTAAACTATACAAGATTATGATTTATATGTGCAAGCAAAAAGATTGTGATGGGTATGAATATGTGATAAAGAAAAAACTATGAGCGAGTTGACAGTGATCCTAAAAAGCGACGACAAGACTTATAAAGAAAAGTTTTTGATTTATGAGGCTTATGCGATTAGTGTAGAGGATAGCATTGTTAAAGAATGTATTGCTAAGGCTAAAGCAAGCTTTAAGACTGATGTGGAAGAGACTATTATAAGGGTAAGTTGGACACTATGACTGCTAAAGAGAGGAAGAACCCGTTTGGTAGGCCTAGAGAGCATGACTTAGACGAATGGGCTGAAAAGCTCATTGAATGGTCTAAGAAAGAAGATTCATCCAACTTAAATGGCTTCTGTGCTGACAATATGTTACCCCCTACATATATCACAAGATGGGCTAGAGAAGATAAACACTTTTGTTCAGCGTATGAGTATGCCAAGGCACAATTAGGCGCAAGAAGAGAGAGAAAACTCGCTGAAGGTACCTTACACGTAAAGGCTTACGATTTGAATGCAAAAGTTTACGACGAGTTTTTAAAACAAGAACATCGTCAAGAAATGGAGTATGAAGCCTCCCTTAAAAACAACCAAGACACATACACACCCGAACAAGCTAAGCTGTTAACCAATTTTATGGCTTCAGTAGACAAGTTACAGCATAAAGAAAATAATTGAAAACACCAGGTCGCCATCCATCGCCTCACCATCCGCATTCATCCCCTACTAGTACAAGCCATTCTTAAAGAGCTAGCCAAGTCAATCGACATGCAGGGCTATCAGCATATATCACTAAACTATTGGGTAACGTGCGCAATCAAGGAAAAACTAGAGCGTGACAGTAAATCTAATAGGTGATACGATTGTTATAACAGAGGTACATATGACGTTTATTTACTTAGTAGCTTATTTCGTTCTTGGCGGTCTTTTTTATCAATGGCTAATGAACCCTCCATCGCCGAAAGAGCCGAAAAAAGCGACCCTAAAGAAGATCTAGGCTTACTAGCATCTATTACAGCCTTTCTAAACCGTGGTGACTTAGCCATAAGATTCAATATAGCTTTACTTCCAACAACCGTTCCCCAAGCTGGAGCGTAAGATACTGCCCCTAATACGTGCAAGGCCGTCTGTACTTCCTTCGGAAAATGTTCAAGTAGTTCATTCACTTTAGTTAAGACTGGATGCTCTCTTGCTTCAAGACTTGTTAGCCTTTCTTGTGCCTTCTCGCTTGTCTTTCTTAGCTTTTCTTCCCCTCTAGGCGACTCAACTAGTTTTCCACTTTTTTGGTGTGTAGTTGGCAATCTCTCCAACATACTCACGTTTCTTTTTAGTTGCTTGCTCATGCGCTCTAGGTTTCTAAAGAATGTAACCGCACTCTCTCCACCTATCGTCCTTAGATCTTCGATGGCTTGCTTGTCTCTAAACATCTCATTGAATTCTTTAAAGTCTATTTTACCTTCGGGAGTGATGGCTTTGGCGAAGTAATCATTAACCGATTGATCACGTAGATAATTCAACACTTGCTTTTGATTCTTTAGACCGTTCGTTGCTTCAGTGACTAGCTTTTGCCCTTCTTTAGTACGCCATAGATCTAATGCTGTCTTTGGCCTTTCCCCATTCTCGACGCTCTTAGTAATATCTTTTCTAATGCTGTCTCTTAACGCTTGTCTATGTTGCAATGATCCAAAGGGTGACTTCATGGCAACAATTTCATCGGCTACCTTTTGAGCGTCCTTAGATAATTGACGGCGTAGTTCTCTTATCTCTTTGACAGCTTTAGCGTGTGGCATCTCCGCAATCTTATCAAGTACAGCTCTTTCAACCCTGCGCATTTGCATAGGGTCTAGTACGTCTCTTAGCTCTTTTAGTGTCGACGCTGAAGTTACTTTATCAGCAATCTTCTCTAGTGCTTTCTCCCCTCTAATGCTGTGAATAGAATCAGCACCGAAGCGTTGAGCTGTCCTAGCAAAATCCAACTCAGCTTCATTGAACAAGCGCAGTGCATTTTCATCGTGAGAGAGTGCTTTTCTCGCATCCCCTTTGACAGCTCTATTTACTGGTTTTAGCAAGCCTGATATGTCATGTCCGATAATATCATACTTGATGATCTTGTTTAGTCTTCTGCCAAGCTCGATAAGCTTACTACCTTGAACGGCTGGGTGTGGTGCTTCACCTCTTACGGTAGAAATAACATCGCTAGTATCGGCTATGATATCCTCGAGTGCTTTTTCTACGGTTGCATATCCAGAGGGCTTTGTTTTAAGTTTTCTGATCTGATTAAGAGCACGAACAGCAGTTTTGTTTGTAGTTTTTGGATTTACGTAGCTTTTTGTTGCTACTCTTTCCGCTTCATCATATTTAGGAGTATAGATGGCTTCTTCAGCCTCAAAGTTACCTACAACATCGTTCTGTATTTGCTCACCTAATTGTAAACTATCTTCAGCTTGTGGGTGGAAGTTGTCGAGTTTACTTTCTAAAGCTGATTGTGAAGCATCTTTAACAGACTGGTTGAAGTCTACAGCTTTCGGTCTTTCAGGTGTTGCAAGCTCTACCACTTTATTGTTTAGTGCGTCCACTTGCTCATTGGTTATTTCTTTGACGGGTAATGTCTTTCCGTTCGCCCCTTTCTTCATGAAGTCTGGGGATTCTAGGATGTTGAGAGCCTTCTCACCTATCTTTTCGTTGTACGCAACACCTTCATGATTCATTTGTCTAGTAAGATCTTTCAGAACGGCGGTGGCTGGTTTTTTTACTTGTTCTGCTTTGTTGAATAGTCCCTTCACAAAACGTCCAACAGATCCCGCGGCACCTAAAGATGCATCTAAAGCCATCCAGATAGCGCCATGTTCTAGCATATCATCTACTGAAGGCATTTTACCTTGAATAGCTTCTTTTGCCCCTTCATATAGTGCGCCTGTAGTGCCTGAAGCAAGCCAATTACCTACAATCTTGGCTGGTTGCTTAAGTATAGGTGCGCTTTCAGAAAGTATTTTGTAAGGAATACTAACGCCTTTGTGAAGTAAGGATATAGGACTCATTGCCCCAGTTGCTTCACCTAGCATAGTCATGCCTGTGCGTTCAGGGTGTGGCTTCATGAAGGGTATATGTTCTGAAGCTCCTAGCGTCCTTCCTGATATCATGCTAGTGGCAGGTGTCATAGTATATTGGAATATTTCACTTGTTGACGGTGCTTCTTCTCCACCTGATTCTAGTCTTTCTAAGAAAGGCTTTTTCTTCTTGGCTGGTTTTTCCTCTTCTTCCTCATACAAGCCTGCTAAAGGATCATTGTCTTGTTCATCTTCGTACAGTCCTGCTAGTGGGTCTGCATTAACCATAAGTGGCCAATCCCTGTTCAATCAATTGTGTAGCTTGTTGTCTAGACATTGGCTTAAGTTTTTTTCCATTCTGTGCGCCAACTAATCCTGTTACCTGATCATTTGTTTCTGTGTTGTACATATCGACTTCACTATTTAAGCCTTTATATACTTCATCATCTATCCTATTCATCATTTGAGGTGAAATGCTTCCAATGCCACCCATGTTTTCAATGTATTCTTTCTTGGCGCTTAAAATTTCCCTAGTTCTCTTGTTTAATCTTCTAAGACCGTCGATTTTTCTATTAATCACTTCTAAGCTGTCTGTTGATTTAGGGATATAAATGTTTTGCAAAAGCTCTAGTTTCTTTTGTGCAAGAGGTCCTGCTTTGTTGAACACCTTAATAACTGGTTGTAACTGCGCATGTGCTACAGTGTCGAGTTCTTTACCTGCGCCACTTCCTAAGTAACCACCAGTGGCAGTACCTAGCAAGCCCCTTGAGCTTCTTGCTTCTGGTGCCAATTCTTTTTGAATGTAGTCCAGATCTTGTTCTGAAGCGTCAATTTTATCTATATCTTCTTGAAGGGTAAAGTATTCACCTGCCATTTTCTTTTGAAACTCTTGTTCAAAAGGTGTTGGCTTAGTTTCTTTAGCCTTTTGCCCCTCTAATTGATACTTCTCTTTCTGCAATTCTTTTTCATATCCATATTTTTCTTGCTGTATCTCTTTTTGTATCTGTCCTTGAAGGCTAAGCTTACCTAATTCTCTTTCGTGGGATAGTGTTTCGGCTTCTCCCTTGTATTTTCTATCTCGAGCCTGCCCGATACCCTCTTTAATACCCTGTCCAATCTCTGCGCCGATTCTCTCTTTGAAGGTTGGCGGAGGAGTGTAAAACTGAATCATATTAAATCCCCAAAAGTTTACTAAAGTATCCAGTACCTATATCGGTACCCATCTTAGTGATTCCGCCAAATAAACCTGGCAAAAGCTGTTGTAACATACTGTCAGGCTTCTTTACGACTGATTGATCATAGGCTCTTTGGTTAAGTAGTGAGTTGGACATACCCATAAGATCTTGTAGCGATTGTCTCTGTATCCCCATCCTCTGCGCCTGCAAATCTTGAGCAAACTGTGAGGCGTATGACTGCGAGGCGTTCTGGAATCCACTACCACTTCTTGCGCTCATTCCTCTAGATCCACCTACACCGCTACGACTGCCTCCACCGCTAAATCGAGAGGCTAACTGTCCGCTTAACTCTTGGAATTGTCTCAATGCAGGTGCCTCTAGTTGATCAAACCCCTCTTGGCTACCACTTGCAAGCTTACCTAAGAAGCTATCGGGTCCTAGGTGACCGAACATGCTTTGAAAGAGTTGCATTTGTTCAGGCGTGAAGTTTTGCACTCTAGCAAGCTCATGTCCTTTAGGGATCTTATTGCCCATGCCTGCTGATCCCATACCAGAGCTATACCCTGCTGGTCCGCTTGGTGTGCCACTCATTGGTGCCATTGAAAAACTCATATTTACCTCAATACAACGATATATATTCTAGCACTATAGTTCCACTAGTAATTGCTGGTGCGCCTGCACCTCCAACCACGACGATATTACTAGAGGTGACATAGAACGTTACCTGTCCTGCAATTGCTGTGCTACCTGCATAAATTGCGCCATACCAATTAGTCCCATCTGTATACGATCCATAGCTATTTGGTGATATACTTGATACCTCTGCCCATGTCAAGCCGTGTGGTATATTTCCTGTGGCTGTGAAGGTGTATATCTGCCTAAAGCTCTGTTGCGCTTTGCTTGATCCAGCAAAAAACCACCTGTCACCTGTAGCCGATAGGAAGTCTTTAGGATAGATCCCTATCGAGCGTCTATTGACCTTGGCGGCAATATCTATGTACGCTTGATCCACTTGCTTGGCTAGAAGTTTAGCGTCCGTGGTAGGGAACTGTCTTTGATCCCTAAGATAAGGAGCTTTAAGATTATCAGAAGATACTTGTGTCATGCTAGGAGCGGTCCTCTGTCTACGGTTAGTTGGATACCATGCAATGCAATTTCGGAGGTAGCAAACTGGTAGTTTCTCATCTGGGCATCGTTTAATGTGATACCTATCTGTACAGAGTCACCAATAAGCGAGGTGTTCATCCTATGCCATATCTGGAATTGACTCTCTGCGGTCGGCATCTGTAGGTTGGTGTTGGATGGAGTGAGGCCAATGTTAGTGCTTTCTGGGCAAGTATACAGCAATTGAGTATACACTAGCGAGTTAGGCGGTGGGTTATATGCTGGGCTATTCCAAATACTAACTGGATCTTGGGATAGGTTGATATTAACCGATACCTGCCCATCGGGTGTGTAGTCCATAAGGTATTTCTGCACTGCTAGGCGTGTCTGTCTGCCTTCATTCCAGTAGAAAGGGAACTGTTTAGTCTGGATCAATGGTTGGGAGAGCCTTACATACTGCCCTAGTCCTAGGTAAGTACCTGCTTGAAAAGGAATATCAACAACAAAATTATTAGCATCCACATTCTTTGTCACCTGTCCGATTTGCATATTGAGGTAGGTTGAGCCAATGCAGTTCTGAAACAGCAGATAGTCGCCTGTCTTGGTGAGTGGGTTGCTAGATGTGACGCAATGGTTCGTGGAAGTGATCTGAGTAAGACCTCCGTTGTTGGAAATGGCGGTAATAGTGCCGGACGCACCTTCACCAGTTCCCTGCCCAATTACAAGCACATACCCTTGAGGATTCCCCGCCACGATGTTGGGAATAAGTGGAGTAGTAGAACCACCGTTCCAAGGCTCTTGCCATTGCTCCCATGAAGCGAAAGGAATTGTAAGCCAAGAATATTTCTTTTGCTTTCTGTAGTTGCCGTGCGCCGTGAAGTTTTCATATAGAACGCTCCAAGTGTTGTCCCTATAGTTGAATAGGAAGGTTTGGGTGGGGAACTTCCAAGGGCTTGTAGAGTACGGGAAGCTAAAGTAGATCCACTCTCTTTGAAAGTCTCGAATACCATTTACCCTCTGCACCCCATTATTTAGCGTCTGGATCTGGAAAACGCTATCGGGTATCGGTAAATCTATCCTCTGGGCGCTCTGCTGATCTGTCATGCAGATGCCATATGTACCTATATCTATAGCTCCCTGATCCAATGTGATGCTAGAGAAGGTGGAAGTAGAAGGCAATTCGGAGTTGATGGTATAGAAGCGGAAAGGGTCGGCATCGTCATCTATGTATACAAAGCGTGTTTTTCTGCCCTGCCCTCCAAACCCTACAAGAAGCACGTCCTCATTGTTAGAAACGGTGGCTATAGGTTGGGCGATACCAGCAGGTAGATAGCCTCCAAAGCCAGTCTGGTCTACGTAATAGGCCCTAATGTCGAACGTCTCACCTGCGGGAGTGAGAGAGTTGTAGTAAGGGGGACCGTTCCAGCTCCATAGGGCGGTATCTTGAAGCTGTATAGGTGCTCCAGAACTTGTTTGTATCCAAGGAGAGAAGAATATCAGCCTGTCCTTGTAGGGAACAATAGCGAGAGCGCCCACGAGGTAGTATAAAGCTGCTGGGGTGCTATCTATAGACACTGCCGAAGCTGTTAGTGGGGGAGCAAAGTTAACCCATCCCATTCCTGTGGCCGTTGGTAGTCCAGTTCCGCTTGTTGGGTCGCCGTCATACCACTTAATCCCATCCTGTCCGGGGATAGTATTGGTGAGCATCTGCGCTATACCTGTGCCTGCAACTGTGGGTGCAACCGCAAATGTAACCACATAGTTACCGGCAGCAGCTCCAGCAATGTTAGAAACGGTGCCAAGCATCCCACTTACAGTAGATCCGCCTGTAGTCCACTCATTAAACCAGAGTTTATCGCCTACAACGAGGGTTGTAAAGTTTACTCCGGAGCTTTTAAAGTTGAAAGTGACCGTCGTCGTGCCAGTTCCAGCAGAATATGTACCATTTAAGAAGTTTAAACCGGGTAAATTGTTGGTTGCCCATAACGCACTTGCATAGTTTGTAGTCCAAAAGAGCTGAAAATCATCTCCAGACCAGACAAAAGGTACATCCGACCCTTTATAGTAGTTAACGTTGTAAAAGTTTACGCTAGCGCCTGTTTGGTTGATCTGATAGCTATATTTTGTGTCGAAAGCAAGTAGAAGTGGGAAGTTTGAGGCTGCTGTAGAGGATACGAAGTCTCTTAATCCCATCACTGGAAGGCCGGGATAGTAAGAGAAAGTAGCCGTTACAGTTCCACCTCCTCCACCTGTGATAGTAACGGCACCTGTTGCATAGTCTATCGTTCCGGTACCTGCTGGGACGCCTACAAGTGTCCCGTCTGGGGTAGCCGGTTCGGTGTATGTATTGCCTCCTAAGACAAAGCTAATAGATCCGGGAGTGATAGTGGTGGTAGCCGGTAAACTAAGCTGGGTTATAAGGTTGGCAGCCCCAGCTGCAAGTGTAAAGGTACCCGAAAACTGCAACTCTAGCTGTCCTAAAAGGTAAGTGCCCCGCTTTCTCTTCACCCTTCCTCTCCAGCAATAGGAGTTTACAAGGCTGGGGAAAGCGTCATTGTCTATATTGAATGGCAGTCTGGAAGTAGTCTGCCCCTGTTTGAAGTCACCAATATAGATTTGCTCAGGCATTAGATCCCCAGTGCCACCCAGAAGCAATTCTGGTTAGAAGGTCCGTTGATCCTAGCGACAAAAGCTGTTCTTGTAGGGTAGTTATCAGTCACAATCGACTGTGTGGGTGCGCCCGTAGCGTTAACTGTCATCTGTACCCCAAAGCAAGCTGTTGGGAAGGCTATTGGAAAAGTGACCGTCGTCGTGCCACTTGATGAGACAACTACGTTACCCCACTTCATAATGACTCCACCGGTAAGTACGATGCTACCTGCATAGGTGGGAGGAGGGCCTGCTCCACCTGATGTAGTTGCTGATCCGGTGAGCTGAATCACTGTACCACTAGACAGTTCCACAAAGAGTTGGGTGACACCTGCCACCGCCTTTCCGTACACGGCAATGTCTGTACCAGAGAGTACAGGATCGTTAGTGTTCTGGATGTAGGTAGACTGTACGTGTTTACCGCCTCCAGAGGTGTTAAATGCAACGTGATCCTGAGCGATGATGCCTGCAATAGAGCCAGCATTAGTTTGCATGCCGGGAGCGTCATCTCCGGGATAGTCTGGAGGATTGGGTAGGTTAGGGTAATAGGTGAATGTACTCAAAGCGTCGAGCCTCCGAGGTTGTTAAATCCTGATTGGCCTTGGTTGATCCCTTGGCTATAGATGGTACTTGTGCGTGAACTTGTAAATTGTCTCTGGCTTCTCTTCCATACCAGCATCTCTTGCTCTCTAAAGAGTGGCTCATAGAACATAAACTGCTCAACATCTCCTGTATCGCTCAAGATCTTCCTAGCCGCCCCTCTGGCGATATACTCGCACATATAAGCAAAAGGTATGCCGTTTGTGGTGTTTAGAAAGCAAGAAGGGGATAGGTAAGCATCGAGTTCGACCAGATATTGCTGGTCAGGAGGAGAACGTAAAGTAATAACATTATTGTAGAAAAGGATTCCTCTGGGTAGACCTGTTTGGAAGAAAAAGCACTGTACGTTGATATCATTGCCAACCGGAATATCAACAGGGAAAGTAACATTAGCGACTCCAGTAATGTAGTTTACTGTGTTGGATGTTAAGCTATAGCCACCCGGAAGTACAGAATAACCGAAAGGGGCAGGTCCCGGAGTCATCAAGAGTCCATAGTTAGCCCAATTTGTAATCCCATCATTATAAAATTGACCGCTATCGCATACTACTACGTTGTTTCCAGAGCTATCCAAAGAGGTGATAAAGACGGCAGCGTCGATGTTTTGCATCTGGATGTTAGGGTTAAGTGTAGCCCCAAAAGGAGGGTCTACATTGACTCCTGTAGCAACAACCCCTGCTATATCTACATGCCCTCTCAAGATCCCGTTTACAGGCGGATTAGATGGCGTCTGATTAGATACTATTGGGAAGTTGATGGTATATGGCCCAGCGGTTCCATTACCGGTTGCGACTACCGGGAGAGATTGTACTACATTGGGCCATATATTGAAGAAAGAGCTTTTTTCTGACTGCATAGGCACTTGCACGCCTTCTACATACGCAGTACCGGTAAAGCCTTGATAGACGGGATACATACCTACAGATTGGCTTCCGGGTCCTGTAGGTTCGACCTGGACGGAGTACATCGGCATGTTGTACCGATCTACCCCGGGAGCGGTAGTGAATTGATACTTTGTCTTAAGATCAAAGAGTTGCATCCGAGCGTCAACGTCATTTACCCAGAAACGGTTAATATAATCAATGATAAGCTGATCAGAAATAACTGCATCTGACGGACTCTTAATTATTCTACGGACATAAGTAATAATATCACTTAGTAACTGCATTAAAAGGCTCCTGCACCCATAAAGAGTGACTTACGTTGGCTTACCGGATGAGCGTCTAGGCGCTGAATAGTGGTGTCGGCAACGATGTTTCCAAAGAACTGGTGTCCGCCTTCTTGGCTGCTCATAGACTGTTGCATAACCAATCTGTGGTAGAACTTCCGTTTGATCTGCTCAGCTAGATATCTCGGACCCCATACAGGTTTGTTCGTGGGAACCTCCCAGTATTCAGCGGGCATACCACCATATGGGCGTGTCCATAGCTCGATATTCTCACCGATAATCTCTCTATTCTCTGCGATAAACTGTACAAATTCCTTATCGTAATTGTAGTCATCACGGTACTTTTCATTGAATTTTTGACCAGAACCGATGGTTTTCTTGGGTTTTAAGTAGATGTCGGCAGATTTATTGATCTCGCTCTGGGCTAGTTTAGTTTGAGGCTCTACCTCTTGCTTGGGAGTCTCATTGAGGCGGTCCATAGTCAACTCTTTGACTTGGTTGTCAAAATCTTTGAATTGGACTTCTACTTTCTCCAGTTCTTGTTCTGCGCTGGTGGTTATTTTTCTTGGTCTTGGCATGCTGTCCTCATGGGCTTACGTTTATAAAGCTTCCCGGTATGTAGGTGCCTGTGTTGGCTCTACCGGTAGCGTTGGTTGTTCCGTTATTTATATCTCCTACTGGCAGAATCTGCGGTTGGGTAAAGGCTGTCGACGTCTTGAAGTTGTCTACGTTCTGACTTGAATTAATGCTCAATACAACCTGATTGGGAGCGGGGATAGAGGTAACATACCCTTGTGTCTCGTTGAGCTGTCTACAGCCGAATGTAGGGGGTATGATAAGCCTGCAAAGCTGGCCTATCACGAAGTTGAGGTTTACGGTAGTGGTGACTGTGGTGGACTGTCCTAAAGTAATCGTAGAAATGAAGAATGCATTGGGATTGTAGTTCTGTGGCTCGATAGGCAAGTTGGTGTAGGGCGCTATGGGCCCCGTGATCGGGTATGGAAATGCCATTTAGTCCTTAAATAAAGGGGGATTTCTCCCCCTCCAATATTTGATATTACTATTTATCACAAGCCTTATTATGGGCTGTTGATATCGTCGTAGTACGCTACCCACGCAATCACGTTAGCTTGGCTAGGTGTCAAGATAACAGTAGTTGAGTCTGTAGTGGCTGCTCCAGCACCGATAATAAACCCTTGCGAGGTGTTATTAACGAAAGCACCTCTGATAGCAGGGCCGTTGATAGTCGGCACTCTATTAGTCGATGTCGGGAACTGTGGCGATGGGTAGAGAGGTGAAGTAGCGGTAATAATATTACCACCTGTATTCACATCACCCACAGCTAATACCTGAGCTGGTGTAACGTTGGTTGGGATAGTGGATTGGTTCGTAGTGAACGCAGTAAAGCTTGTTGAGTTAATACTGCAAACAAACGTCCAGTTATCCGTGATCGAAGTCACATATCCATAGATCGGCTGACCTGGGATAAGCACGTTCGGCAACGAATTCAACTGATAGGTACCCCAGAAGTTAGGCACTCTGAACGCAATCTCTTGGCCTACTTCAAAGTTGTGGTACATAGTTGTAACAACTGTAGTAGTAGCGCCGGTAGTGATAGCAGATACAAAGTTATCTTCTGGCAAATATAGGAATGGATAAAGAACCTTTTTAACTAAAGCGCCAGCCGGAGAAGCCGAGATAGCGGTGTAGTTAGATTGGTTAGTATTCCACTGGATATCGAAGTGGTTAGCATCGCTTACCGCTTCAATGGTAAATGGAATGGTATTCAATAACCGCATAGCGTTATTTGTCACACCAGTAGCAATGCCTTGAAGGATAACAGTGTCACCGACATTATATCCGTGAGCTGTTACGTTCACCCTTGCTAGGGCTGCTTTGGTGATGCCAATAACTTGCTGTGTTGGGCCATATTGAAGAGCCAGACCAGCATTAAAGGTAGAGATACCATTTGTTGCGATAGTGTCAAATTCAACCGCAGCAGCACCGCTATACGCTTCGATCATGGTAGGGTTGTTAGCTCCATCAATAAGATTGGAGAACCACCACGCTCTTAGGAAGAGGTTGTTAGCTGGGGATGCTTTGATGTTCGTATAGTTCCAAAGTTCTACACGTGTCGGCTGAAACGGCAGGTTAATAACCGCTGTTGTCTGCCCGGAGGCTGCTGTAAAAGAGCCTTTTGCCATTTTGTTATACTCAGTCATATTACACTCCTAGATTGCTAAGTCTTGTGCATAGCAAATTACGGATAGCGGTATCTTGGGTGATTGCCTGGGCCTGGGCGAACTTCACGGCCAAAGTGGCATTTTGTGCCAACATGCCAGAATAGTATGGATCTCTATAGATAAGATTCATGCTATAACCGTCTTGGTTAATGTGCGTGATAGCTTGCTTACCCAACACTGTGTTGTAGTAAACATCGTTACCATTGGCAGACGCTCCACGTGCAACGGGTGCTTCAGAGCTAGTAAGAATCCGTAGGTTATATACGGAACCCCACTCGGAAGGAAGAGCCGATGTGTTGTTTGGATAGTTCCAGTTGTTAAATACGCCAGAACCTGTCAACGCGTCAAAGTCAGTCTGTAGTTCAGTGCTCGAAAGCATGAAGTAACTCGAACGAATTGGGCCGGTACCAAACCGATCCATCCCTTCGATACCCGACATGAATTTGTAGGCGTTGTTTGTGTCTAGAGTAGTAGCAACAAGCGAGAAGTCCGACAAACCAAGGTTTGAAGGGTTGTCGCCGTTAGTACCGCCACCAGCGTTGATTTCAGACGCAGCCGAAACAATATAATCACGAAGGATCAAGTCTTCAGCCTGACGCATAGCAACTGCCAAACGCTCAGAAACCCATGCCAAAACGCCTTCTTGGTCTTGGAGGATAACCTGCTCATTAATGATGCAGCCGGTACCAAAGAATGCCATTTGAGAATCAATTATGTCTCTCTGCGGAACTTGTGCTGGTGGATCAATCCCGGAGTTACCCAACTGTGTAGTGGGCGGTTGTAGTGCGCGAGGGCGCATGAATCTGCAAGTAGTACCGCCGTTTGCAGGCATACTAACTTTATCGCAGACTGTAATGTAATTCATTGTAGGAGTAGGCACGTACAACATCGCAGGCGCAAGCGACTGGAGAATAAGCGGGCCTAGATTCCCTGTTGTCGTAATCGACATAGTTACCTCATAGAAGAGGTTAGTATTTGATGTTGGTCAGTAAGCGAACTTTCCTACGCTGTTCCCAAACACCTGTCGAAGTTGCGAGCCTTCTTACGCAAAAGATTATTTTAGTGAGTAACGCATCACTGGCGAAACTTTCCAATAAAACAAGTGGAATTTACTTTCCAGAGTTTTTTAATCATGCTATTATTTGTTTAAACCAAGAGCTTTGTACCTCCGGGTTTTTCGGGCTTTGTGATTTCCTTGCTCAGCCCGAATTTTGAAGTCATATTTCTCCTTCTAACTAAAAGGACCGGCATCCGTAAGGGTGCCTTTTTTTTACCTCAACCTATTCTGCAACTCTTTCATCTTCTTGTAAGCCTGTTCCTGTCCTTGACGGGAGAAGTCGCCCACCTGAGAATAAGGGGCAGAACCCGGACCGCTCGGCTGATAATATGGAGACTTCTTGTTGGCGTCTATCCTGTCTTGTATGGAACTCTCTTTAACAGCAGGCTTATGGATTCCTAGAGCCTTAATGTTCTTATAGACTAGCTTCTGCCTTTCGAAACCTTCAGGCATCTGTAGGATTGTCTCTGCAAGCTCAGGGTCTTGCTGGGCGAACTTATCAGCATGTTGAAGCACTTCATAGAAGTCGCTGTTCTGCTTAAGCCAATTCTGCTTTCTTTCCTCTTGTAGAGCCTGGTTAACCGCTCTTTGTATCTCACTGGAAGTTTCCTGCTTAATATTCTGAGAAAGTTTAGCTTGCTCTTTTCTTAGCCTTTTCTTGTCAATATATGGGTCAGAGTCATCATCATCATCATCTTGTACAACGGCTTTACTTTGAACAGCCCTTTGCATCTCTTCGATTTGGGCATTCTTAGCTGCCAGTTCTCGTTCATACTTCTGCCTCATCTGGGCGAAGTTGATCTCTTTGTCGTTTGATTTCTGCTCAACTTGAGCTTGATCTGGTGTGGGGGTAGTCATGATATCCTTTACCGATAACGCACGGTGGCGATTGGATTTGCTTGTCCAATAATAAAAATATCATTAATATTCAAGTATGAAGATTAAAACACTCGATGCATGGGCTAGACTGGAACACTTTAAGAGCCAAGACCATCAGATTGCCGACTGCTGTCAGAATCTTATCGACCAGCGTCCGTTTGGTGAGAGATCCTTTTACATCTTCGCTCACACCCGCACGGATGATGATGGGTTTACCAAGCGTTTAATCTGGCAACCACGCCTTACCCGCCCCACTCCCCAAACGAACTCGATGCTTTTCAAATGGCTTCATGGAACGGATAACATCAAGATATGTTGGATGATCCCTGATAGATCCATGTGGGCACAGTATAAGAAGGGTAATGTCACCGAGAGCGATATCGTAGGATGGTCGATAGCAGAGTTTGAGAACCACCGGGAGAAGCTGGCAGCCAATGAGCCAGATGATCCTTCAGATGCAGAAATTAACCGTATTTATAGAGAGATAAGCCATGAAGCAAGACGAAATAGAGCAATTAGAGTACAGAGTTAAAACTCTTGAAAGAAGATTTGATCTTGTGATCAATGAAATCCCTATAAAGTTTAGAAGCACCGGTCTTTTTGGTCGGGGTGAGGTTCTCTTTAAGCCAAAGGAAGATCTAGAGCTTAAGGTTGAAAAAGTAGGAAACAATTATAACGAGGGAAATTTCGCTACTCTCGATACACTTCCAGAGCACCTAAAAAAGAAGTTAGAGTGGCATTCTGTTAACGACAAGCCCGAGCAAGGAAAGTGGATACTCTACGGAAACCATAGAATGTTAAAGATGGGTAGATATGGAATCACCCTCTTTGAGAACTATAAAGATGAGATTATTGCTTATTTACCAGTTACTCATTGGGCATATCTAGAATTGCCCCCGGCAGTAAGATATGACGAACTGTGGCCTAAGCCAAACCTCGAGGAGGCTTCTTCAGCTTCTTCTGAGACACAGGATTCACCGGGGGAGTAAATGACCCCCTCATCTTGCCTATCTTAGCCTTAACACCCATGCCATAGCTATCACCCATGCCATACTTCGTGTTTGCTACATGGGCCTGTTTGTTGGGCTTGTACTTACCGGGCTGTTGCCTGTTAAATGGCTGGGCGTTTCCTGAGATTGGCATTAACCCACCTCGTCCACTTCCATTGTACCAGGTCTGCCGTACGGCAAGGTAGCGACCCTTTTTTTGGGAGCAGCCGAACTACCCACTGGTTGTTTATGAGCAGTACCGTAATGCGTACCCGCATTGACGTAGCAAGAGCTTCGCTCGTCATATTGTGGACATCTAAAGTCCCATGGCGAATTGGCCCCGTCTTTAGGCTTATCAGCCGGTGACTGTTTTTTAATTGCGATAGGGTCATTGAAACCACTTTTCATAATACCTCAAATGTTTCCCGGAGAGATTTTACTCTAATCTTCTTTATTTCATGACGTCCTAGGATTAGACGACGGAAAAACTTAGTTTCTATACATTGGTTTCTGAGAATGGCCTTTAGCTTTGCTAATACCTTTCTCTTGCTGCGATTTAATTTTCGCAGTTGTATCTTCGTATTCACCAACGGCTCCTGCGCCTTCAGCACTAGACTCCATTTTAGTCTTAGCACCCATTGGAAAAACACTACCGTTCGAGCCTTTACCAGCCCAGAAGGAGTGATCGTTAATTTTTTGACCGGCCATAATTACCTCTCTTTACTTTTTATACCATCCCCTGACCATTTTGGGTAGGATTTTGTTGCTCGGGTTGTTTCAAACCCGGGATCTCTTTTAATATCTCCATCAGGAACTGATTGGACTCGCTAGTCTTTCTAGCATCTTCTTTTTCGGCATCTTCGGCAATAGATTGATTATCGTTAAATTGCTCCACCTCACCCATCTTCACCATAGTTTCGATGGCTCCTAGTTTAGCAGTAACATCAACCATCTTCTCAAGAGCTTCCATTTTCGCTTTTGTAGCCATTGCCCTATTGTGAGTAATTTCACTGAGACGCTCTTCGTAGAGCCCAATATCGGCCTGAGCCCTGCCATGTCTTTCCCTCGCTGTAGCGATGTTAGAGGCAGCTTGACTGTAGAGGTTTTTGAGCTCTGCATCTTGAACAGCGTGTTCAATATTAGACTGTTCTTGCTGCATTATCTGCATCTGTTGCTCTTGCTGTTCGAGCATCTCGATGATCTCTGCTTTGCCGGTGATGTTGAGCTTAGGAATGATCTTGCTCGGCGGGAACACTTCTCTGCCAAACATTTGATTCATGTCCAGCATTTGCTGCGCCTGCAAGTTCTGTTGTGTAGGCGTTAGGTCGCTCTCTTCCACAATCGTCTGAAATTTGCTGAATACCTTCGAGTAAAAGAAGGGGGATGGCTCCCTGCCTAAATAGAGTTGGACCTTTTCTGCATTCCAGTTGTTCAGGAGCACCTTCAAACATACATTTCCTAAGAGTTTGTCGCTGTAGTCCCATTGATCGAAATACTTCTGGAACACCATGAGGGAAGCAGCCTGCTTCATCATCATAGTTAGAGAGCTGATCTGCTTATCGTTTTGGCCGGACCAATTTTCTAAGTTAATCCCAGCGGTCTTCCAGATCAGATCATCCATCTGTTGTGCCAACGCGAGGTCTGACTCTGGCACCGCTGAGGGGATGATCTTCTCACAGTCAGCCATTTCATAGCCATCATTGATGATGACGTCCCAACCCTGTCCGCTCTTCTTTAGGTTATCTTCATTAGCAACAGCACCAACTTTACGCTTCCAGCCAGCATTAATAGTTGCAGCAGCTATATCATTATTTTGGATTACCTTGTAATTGAACAAAAATTGCGGATCGCGCATGGTGCGGACCAAAGATCTAACTCTTAAGTCGTAGTAATTAATATGAGGCTCATAATTCCAAAAATAAGGCACGAAAGGACACTCATCAAAACCTAGGGGGTTATCACCTTGGAACATGAGCTGGTCATTAAGGACGGTGGCAAGTTTCCATGTTGGAACCTCCACATCGACAGCCTCCAGATCAGGGATGTTGTAGAGAATTGCCTCAAGGTTTTCCTCTCCACCGGCAAAGTCATAAAATGCATTCTTCCTAGCAGAGTAGAGGCGTTTCTTTTTTCGCTTCCACTTGTACCAGACATATGAGAGGACCATAAGGTCGTTCCTCGCCATATTGTAATTTTCTGGGAGGAAGTAGAAAGATCCGTAGCGTTGTGGAGTTCCCGCCATTGGCGCGATAACATTGATTTTGTCAGGAAATCTATTTTCAGCCTCCTTCTTAGAAATATACTCTTGGCACCAGACAAACTGAGCATCACTCATGTCAGGCGAC